CGGAGGTGTTCTTGCAAAGGCCGCGGTAGTCGATCGCGCCAGCCGCGAAGTCCAGGCGAGCCTTGATTTCGACGCCGTCCACCTCGAAGCCCTGACGGGTCTCGATGTAGACACCCTGCTGCCCTTCGAGGTAGCAGTATTCGAGGGTGTCGATCTGCGAAGGATCGACCGACATGAACCAGTTCGTGGTCCCGACCGAGGCAACCGCGTCGAGGCGGCCTTCCACGATCTTGGTGAGGGACTGGACCCAGGTGGGCACCACGCCGGTCACGGCAGTCGCAGCCAGATTGATCGGATAGATCAACTGATCGGCGGTCTGCTCAAGCGCGGCGGGGACGATCAGGTACCGGGGTTGCAGGTTCAGGATCGTGCCTTTGGGTGCCTTCTGCACGCGCAACGCGGCGCGGGCCACTCCCAGCGCGGCAAGTGCCAGCGCGTTAGTGCCGTTCAGGTTCTTGTGGTTCGCGTGGAAGAGCGCGATACCGTCCGCCATGTTCGGGTTGCCGGTGACGACCGCCCACACGGTGTCGCTCTCCAGGTTCGCCGCCGCCTGGCCGAGGCCGGCCGGAACGCGGGTCAGCGCCTGGAGGTCGTCGTTGACGATGACCTTGCGGGTGATGGCCACGATCTCGCCGAACGTAGCCAGCGAGTAGCTTTCCTTCGAATCCGACAGCGCCGTGCGATGGAACTCGCCCTTCTCGTTGATCTTGGGCAGCGTCGGAACGTCGCTCAACTGGACCCGGTTGATGGGCTTGAAGTCCGCGGCCGACACCTGCCGGCAGAACGGCACGAAGGTGCGAGGCGCCGCCTCATACGCCTGGCGCAGCGTCTTGTTGGCGACGTTGGCCAGGATGTTGGGGAAGTCGCTGGTGGTCATCATGCCGCCCTCGAAATATTCGGCGGCGCCGAACCGGCCCTGCAAAGCCACCCGGGCGATATCGTTGCGGGACATGCCGCGCGTCTTCACGCCGGCGGCGTCCAGGCACTCGCGGGCGATGTCCACCAGCGTCAGGCCAGCGTACTCCCGCCCTGCCTCGCGCAAGACCGCGTCGCCCGGGCTGCCCCGGAACAGGATGCCGGCCTCCATGCCCTTGCGCCGCTTGTCGGTCGCGTCCGCGCCCATCGTAACGCTCGAGTTGGTCGGATCGGTCGGATGGTCAGTGAACTGAGCGGCGAGCTTGGCCATGATGCGTTCGCGGGCGATCTCAACGGACAAGCCCTCGTCGATCATAGCGGTGACGAACGTCTCCTGCATTTTGAAGGGGGTCGCAATCGTGCGAATCGTGGTCGCCCGCAACCGCTCCGCCCTCGTGGCCTCGTCGCGCGCCGCGGCGAGTACTACTTCGTTGTGACGGGCCTCGTCGCCCGCAGCCTGGGTAATAGGTTCCACAGGTGTCTCCTTGTGGGCAGATGCCCGTTGCGTTTCAACTACAGTCGCTGCCGGCGGCTGCGTTCCTGCCGCCGACATAAAAGTCGTGTTTGCGTCGCCCGGCACCGGCACGAGCGAGATCTCAAACGGCTCCCAATCGACAGCCGTGAATTCCTTACGCTCCTGATTCTTCGGAGTCGTGTCGACCTTTTTGTAAATCCACATGCCGGGACTGAGGTTCTGCACGACGCCGGCGCGCACGTCGTTCCAGAGGGGCGTCACCGCATCCCGCTTACTGAACTGGAGCGTCGCCTTGCCGATCGTCTTCTCGGCCCAAGCGCGCCGCACAACGCCCATCTGGCTTTCGACGCCGTAAGCCATGTGCGAGTCCAACACAGGCCCGCCGTTGTTGAGGCGGCCCAGCCGGCAGCCCTTCATCGACAGGATGAGGTCGTACTCCTCGCCCGTGCGCCAGTCAAACCGGGGGACCTTGGCGCCGGTGTACCAGACCGCATCGATCGTCCGGTTGTCGTCGTCGGCCGAGGCCGGCGCAAATTCAACCGCAACCGCGAAGCGTTCCACCGCCGTACCCACGTCAACCCCCGCGACCGGCTGGTCGGCGGATGCAATCCCAGGCGGGGCTGCGCCCAGGCTGGCCTCGGCCGCCAGTGCGTCGGCAACGACCTCGGCCGGTGCCGCGGCCTCCTGGTTTCCTGTAAGTTCGTCGGGCATCAAAACTCCTTCGGTCGTTACGACCTGTAAATCCTGGTAAGCCGCGAATCGGAGAACTCTGCCGACGCCTTCACTGCCGGTTTCGGCTTGGAATCCCCAGGCGTCGCCTCTCCGCTGCTGGTGGGCTGCTCGACGCCCTTGTCGTTCACGTTGCGTGGGTCGCAGTCGAGGATGATCTTGTACTCGTCGAGCAACTCGTTGACCCGCTTGATTTCGAGCAACTGCTTCTCGGGGTCGTAGCCGTTCTGCGCGATCGCCTCGGGAAGAGTGAGCGTCCCGGTGCGGATCTTCTTCAACTCGGCCATCGCATCCTTTAACGGATCGACCGACTCGAACTTGGGGGCCGTCCACTGGACGCTGTAATTGGCCTCCGGTAGCTTACCGATCAATACCAGGGTGTCGATGAATCTGCGCCAGGTCGGACGGCAATACATCGGGATCAGCGTCAACCACCGGAACGCCTCGATGGCGTTGCGGAAGCCCAGCATGCCCGCGCGGTAGGACGAATAGTTGACCAGCGAGAGATCTCCGGACAGAAGCTCGTATGGCACGTCCACGCCGGCGCCGATGCCCTGCAGTTCCGTGGTCAGGTATTCGCGGTAGCCGCCAGTGGCAGCGGGCGCATTGAACTTGATGTCCTCCCCCGGCTTCAAATACTCGATCATGCCGGGGTACATCCGCTCGAGCGTGTTGCCGGTTTTCGGGTCCGTGGACTTCGCGCCGATCGGCAACCCACCCGAACCCTCGGGGCGCGTCACGATTCCGGCAAGGCACGCCTCCGTCTTCTTCCGCATGCGCTCCGCATCTCGGTAGTCATCCAGGTCGCGGAGTGCCAGCATCACCGGCGCCAGCCACGGCACGCCGCGGACCTGACCAGGACGCAGGATGCTGTAGGTGTGCATCACCTCGTTGGCGGGCACAGCCTGGCTGAGAATTCCGCCGCGCGGGTTCAGCATGTAGACCCCGCCAGGGTGGTAATTGTAGAGCCAGTACGCCTCGCGTTGGCCGAACAGGTTGAACTGCACTCCCTGGATTACGTGCCCGGTGGCTGTGCCCATCGTGCGTGCAACGTCCAAGTAGTCACCCTCGAGCACCTGGAGCTGCAGAGGAATGCGGAAATTATCCTGCGGTAGCCGGCCACGGAAGCGAACGACGCCGTCTCCGCTCTCAGCGGTCGTCCGGACGATCAGCGATTGCATGCCGTAGAAGTCCAACTGGCCACCCGGGTCGCAGTTCTCAGCAAAGTACGGCCACTCCTGATCGATGAGCTTGTCGAGCGCAGGGTTGCCCGTCTTTGCCTGCGGCACGATCCCGGTGCCCACCGTGTTGCCGACCAGCTCCGCGATTGCCTTGGTGGCGTACGGGTTGTTGCGCAGCAGGTCGCGGGAGCGGTTGCGAAGTTGGACCAACCCGGCGCCCACCTCGGTATTGGCGTCGCCGCCGGCGGCGTACCAGCCGTCCGTGCGGCGGCCCGACTTGGCGCCGTCATATGCGAAGACCTCGGTCGCCGCACGATACTGCGCGCGGCGGTAGCCTCGCTCCGGCGAGAAGTAGCCGATCATTTTGTCGATGGCGTTCATTTACTCCCTGCTGTGCGTGGCCAAGGTGAAAGAAGGAAGCGTCGTGCCAGAGGCGCCCGCGATAGCGGCGCTGACGTCGGCGAAGGCTTTCCGGATTTCGTCGACGCTGTTGTACTCGACGGCGCGATCGGGCAACTGCACGCGGCGTACGCCGCTGAATAGGGCGCGCTGCAGCGCGTCGCGCAGCGTCAGAAGTTCTGTCAGGTTGATCATTTGAACCAGCCCCCACCGCCACCGCCGCGCGTGCCCCAAAAGTCATCGCGTGCGCCCCAGTACGCAGCATTTCTTGGCGCCCTCGCTGTGTCGGCCGGAATGTTCCCCTCCAGTTCCGCCCAGTCATCATCGGAGAACGAGTCGATACCGCAGATGGCAGCAGCCGCGCGGCAGAGCACCGCCAGGTCGAGTGGTTCGTTCCTGATCGACTTGTCGGGTATCCACTCCACCTTGCCGCTCGAACGGATGATCCGCGACTCGGAGCAGAGCCCGCGATAGAAGTCCTGATCCTTGTAGGCGTAGTGCTGGTATCCGGGCGGGTATGTGCCATCGTCGGGCAGCACGATCCGCAGCCAATCGTAGAACTCCTGCTTCGCCCAGTGCGTGCCAATGTGCCAGATCCGAACGTTCTGCCGCTTTCGCGCAGCGTCCGTACTGGACACCCGCGCGATCAGTTTCAGAAAGTCGGGCGTGCCCTTGGTCGGCACCACGGTGCGCGGCGCAGCGATCCTGTCGCCTGCCGGGCCGTGAGCCGGTTGCGGATGGCGCGCGGCAAAATCGTACACCATCTGCGGCCTGAATCCCGTATCGATCGTCATGGCCAGGATGGGCATGGTCCCGCCCAACTCGCGCGGCCAGTCCGCCGCCAGCAGTGCTTCCAGCTCCTGCCAGACTTCCGGCGAGGACGTTTTGAGCGCATGCCCGGAATGATCGGGCACCTGGATCACCCGGTAGTCAACCGACCAGGACTCCTTACCGGGTCCGTATGCCTTGACCTCCACCTCGAGGCGGTCGTCCTGCACGTCGACGCCAGCCACAAGAAGCGATCCCTTCGCCGGCACGATCCCGAGGGCGTAATCCTCGCGCCGCAGATAGACCTTTTCCCAGTCGGGCGCCGACCCACGTTCTGTCCAGAGTTCCGCCAGCACCGTGTTCAGGAACGCCTTGAGCGTCTCTGTCGAGAGCTTGGCAACCAGGAACTCCGCGGCGATCGTCCCCCAGGACCGCTTCGGAGAGATCAACTGCGACACGCGGAACCCCGGAATCGGCGACTCAGGATTCTGCGGACGGTACTCCCCGCGCTCCACCATCCACGATTTCTGGTTGTGTGGGATGCGCTCCCGGCACTTCTCGCAGCAGTAGGCGGCCTTCTCCGGCTCGCCTTCCGGCCACACAAGCCCGCCGTCAGTGCCGTCGCTAAACACCAGGATCTGAAAGTGGTTGCATAGCGGGCACGGCACGAAGTACTCGCGCTGGTCGCTCGTGTTCCACGCCTGCTGAATACGACTCTCGCCGTCGACGGTCGGCGTCGAGCACATGATTACCTTCTTGTTGTGCTCAAACTCTCCG